ATGTATAAATGGGAAGACTTTGAAAAAATTAGATTAAAGCCAAGAAAGAAAAAATGAAAAAAGAACTACAAGATATAGCATCTGAAAGGGCCGTACTAGCAGGATTATGTCAATACGGCCTTGATTGTTTATTGGAAATAGATTTTATTGATAGTAGCTATTTCAATAATGATTTAAATCAAGCTTTATTTAACTGTATTCATCCGGCAGCTATATCTGGCAATAAGGTAGAGCTTACATCTATTTTATCTAAGGCTGGAGAACTTGGGCTTCTTTCTATACTAAATAACCCAGACGAAATAGGGTTTATTAGGTCCTTATTTAATTTTCCGGTACATAAAGACAATATAGTTATATATGCGGCTAAGTTAACTAAGCTGAAAATAGCCAGAGACATTAAGCGTACATTAAAATTATGTGATCAAAAAATAGATAATATAACAGGTGAAGAACCTATTAGTGATATTGTTGCTATTTTAGAAACCCCAGTTTTAGATCTAACTACTAAGGTATACGACACTACAGAAAATAAACCAGTCGCCATTGGAGATGAAGTAGAAGAATATGTTGAGCATAAAATTAATAATCCCACAAGCGTTATCGGTATTTCTACACCGTTTCCGCAATGGGATGCCGCCATTGGAGGGGGCCTAAGAAGAAAAACCGTCAATCTTGTAGGTGCCCGTTCGAAGGTAGGTAAAAGTCTTTTTGCTGATGGTGTAGCAGAACATGTTGCTGGCAAGCTGGGAATCCCAGTGCTAATGATTGACACAGAAATGAGCAAAGAGGACCACTATACTCGTATGCTTGCAAATATAGGCGAGGTGAAAATCAATGATATTGAAACAGGGGCCTTTGGTAAAGCCGATTATGCTAGAAATAAAATCAAAGATGCTGCCCAAAAGATCAAGAAAATGCCATACTATTATATTAGTGTGGCCGGTCAAAAGTTTGAAAATATCTTGGCAGTAATTAGAAAATGGATTTTTCAACATGTTGGATTTGACGAAAATGGTAGAACTAATGACTGCTTGATTATTTATGACTACTTAAAATTAATGAACTCAGAAAATATTAGTGCTGCTATGCAAGAATATCAAGCCCTGGGATTTTTAATTAGTGGACTACATAATTTCTGTATTAAGTACGATTTACCATGTTTAAGCTTTGTTCAGCTTAATAGAGATGGTATAACAAAAGAATCTACAGATGTTATTTCTGGCTCTGACCGTTTGTTATGGCTGTGTACTAATTTTACCTTATTTAAAGTTAAATCAGAAGAAGAACAGGCTGACGATATTGAGGCTGGCATGTCTTATTCCTATAATAGAAAACTTGTTCCTTTGTTAGCTCGCCATGGTGGATGCTTAGAAGAAGGTGATTATATTAATGTATATATGCAAGGTGAATATGCTAGATTAACAGAAGGTCCAACTAGAAATAAATTAAAAACGAGCAACAAGGTAAAAAAAGATGGCTTTGAAACAGATGGAGCAGACACAGATATTTCAAGTGTCTAAAGAACTTGCTGAAAAATCTGGAGAATTATTGCAATATCTAAAAATAGACCACAGGGATTATCAGGACACATATATGTTTTGTTGTCCAGTGCATGGTGGAGACAACATCAACGGCTGTAGCATATTAAAAGAAAATGGAGTCTGGTCATGCTGGACGCATAATTGTCAAGAAACCTTTAAAAAAACCTTATTTGGTTTTGTTAGAGGCGTATTGAGCCATAGAAAAAATAAAAAGGCAACCATGACAGAAACCATGGATGTTTGTTTGAAGTTTTTAAACAAGGATTCTATAGAGCCAACTTCGGAACTAGAATCTAAATTAAAGACAGATGCTAAGCTATTAGAGATATTTGAAAGAAAAATAATTAGAGAAACCAATTCAATAAGCAGGGAACAAATTAGATCCAGCTTAGATTTTCCATGTAGATATTATTTGGATAGGGGCTATTCCGAAGAAACTCTAAATTGTTTTGACGTTGGTGTTTGTAATAAATCTGGAAAACAAATGTTTGGAAGGGCCGTTGTGCCTGTTTACGATGAAAACGATGTATATGTTGGTTGTATTGGTAGATCATTAATTAACCATCCATCAATACCAAAATGGATTAATAGTAAGGGCTTTAAGAAATCCCAATATTTATACGGGCTAAATTTAGCTAAGCAACATATAATTAAGAAAGGCTCTGTTTATCTTGTAGAGGGACAGGGCGATGTTTGGAAAATGTTTCAGTCTGGATATTATAATACCGTAGGTCTATTTGGTTGTGATCTAAGTGATGAACAATTAATCTTATTGGAGACTAGCGGATGTATGAATGTAATTATTTTAACAGACAATGATGATGCGGGCAATAAAGCCGCAGCAAAAATTATTAAAAAATGCGGAAGAAGATTTAATTATTCTAGACCAGAATTGCCAAATAAAGATCCCGGAGATATGGCAGAAGAACAACTTAAACAACTATTGGGGGAACAATGAGTAATATAATAGTTTTTTGTGGCAAAAAGGGCAGTGGAAAAAACACCTGTTCTAATTTTTTACATGGTTATCAAATGCGTGCATATGGCATTGTTGAAAACTTTGGATTAAGAGAAGATACGGGTGGCTTAGTAGTTGATACTAAAACACTAAATGAAAACGGAGAAGAGGGCATTACTACTGGCGAAGTAGATGTATGCAGAGAAGACATGGAGTTTGCCGATTGGGCCGTATATAACATGTGGCCATTTATCAAAAACTATTCATTCGCTAAAGAGCTTAAAGAAATTTGTATTGGATTATTTGGTTTTTCTAGAGAGCAAGCATACGGAACCGATGAACAGAAAAATACATTAATTCCCCATTTGCTTTGGGAAAATATGCCAGGGGTAATAGATCCTGATCTTTATGATTCATTAATCAAAAATCATCATGGATATGGCTTAAAAGAATTTGCTGAAAATTTATACCCACATCTTCCAGGTACAATGTCTGGTCGTGAATTTATGCAATTTTTTGGTACCGAAGTTATGCGTAAAATGTATGGACATATTTGGATTAATAGAACCATTAAAAACATTAAAACAGAAAGTCCACAAATCGCCGTGGTTAGCGATTGTAGATTTAAAAATGAAGCTATCGCTATGAAAAATGAAAAGGCTAAATTGATTTATCTAACACGATCTTTGTATGAAGACAAGCATGATAGCGAAAATGGATTTGGCGACTTCGATGGATTCGATGCTATTATTGATAATCAAAATATGACCATCGAAGAAACAACTATAGAACTAATGAAAACTATTGATTCATGGGGGTGGTTAGGAGATTTAATTACAGAAAAAGATAATCAAAAAAACAAAGGAATTAAGAAGATTAAACAATGATAACCCTATATTTTAGATCGTCGAGTCTAGGATCATGGGATTATTGTCAGATGCAATATTTTATGGTTTATGGACTAGGTTGGCAGCAGCCAACATCCGTCAAGGCAAATTTGGGAACAGTAGTTCATAAGGTACTTGAATGTCTAGCCCAATGTAAGCAGAGATTGCAATATGGCGAAAAGCCAGGAATGAGAATAGAAGATAGTGAATTGGGCATTATTAAATTCACAAATAATCAGCTTAATAGTAATAAGTTTGTTATTAAGTTATTAGACATGAGTTATAACTATTATACATCTCATGATAAAGTTAATGTATATGATAACAAACAAGACTATGAATTTTGTAGGCAAATGATTGATGCGTGCCTGTCTTATAACAATGGACAATTTGATCCAAGAAAAACCAGAATTGTTGCCCCGGAAAAAAGCTTTGATTTAGAAATAAATGAGCCATGGGCAGAATTTGAATACAATGGAGAAAAAAGAAAACTACGCATTAAGGGAACGATGGATTTAATCACAGAAACCGCGCCAGATACGCTAGAATATGTTGATTATAAAACAGGAAGAAGGTTAAACTGGGCCACAGGAGAAGAAAAGACATATGAAAAATTGCATGATGATATTCAATTATTGCTATATTACTATGCAATTTCTAAACTTTACCCACACTATGATCATATCATAATGACCATATTCTTCCTAAGAGATGGTGGTCCATTTAGCTTATGTTTTGACGCATCAGATAATGAAAAATTTCTAAGAAAATTAAAAGATAAATTCATAGACATAACAAATAATAGTTGCCCTAAGCCGATTAATAAAGAGCGAAGTGATTGGAGATGTAAAAAATTATGTCACTTTTATAAGAATAATTGGCCAGGAACTAATCAAACAATGTGTCATTACATTGAAAACCAGACAAAGTTATACGGCATAGAACAAACGATGAAAACATGTTCTAGACCAGATTTTTCAATAGACTTTTATAAAGCACCAGGATCTACGGAGTAGTTGAATGAACGAGTTGACAAAAACAAATATTAAAGCTGTGGTATCTGATGGATATATTGTTATGTATAAACATATCAGCATTTGTGATCTTAATGATCATGTTGATTATTTAGCAAAATACAAAAACAATAGTAAGTATCAGGTACATTCTGACAACCCAAAACTAAAGTGTTCTGAAATATTTTACAATATTGACGAAGCGGTAAATCGATTTTTAGAAATAGAGAAAGCTGTTAAATAATGAATAATAATACATTGATAGTATTTGACTTTGAAACAGGTGGTCGTAATCCTCTCAAGTGTCAACCAACACAAATAGCGGCGATAGCGCTTCATAGTAGAAAGCTGACCGTAGAGCCGGGGGGAATTTTTAACAGCGAGATACAGCCCATTTTAGACGATGAGAAGGCTATTGCTGCTGGGTTTGATCCACTAGAAGATAAAGCTTTAGAAATCACAAGAAAAACAAGAGAAGGACTAGCTAAGGCCCCGCCACCAAAAATCGTATGGCAAAAATTTACACAGTTCGTTAATAAATTTAATTATAAAAACAGTAGCTTTACTGCACCAATTCCATGCGGATATAATATTAATGGATATGATATGCCTATTGTGCAACGTATGTGCGCTCTTTATGGCCCAGTAGACAAAACTGGCAGACAAGATCTGTTTAGCCCGATTTGGAAAATTGACTTAATGGATTTGGTTTTTGCCTGGACAGAAAGTAATCCAGATGTTAAAAGTAGAAGTCTTACGGCGATCATGGATTTTCTTGGAATGCCAGCAGAGGACAAGTTAAACGCGCACGATGCTTTGCAGGACGTAAAGAATACTGCCAATATCCTAATTAAATTTTTACATTATCACAGAAGTTTGGCTAACAAGACCAAATTTGAAAAAGCTTTTTCGAATCAGGAGTTATACATTAAATAATGTTCAAGTCTCAAATTTATCAAGATAGATGGGTATTAGATAAGCTTAATTATAAGCAAAATGGGTATTTTGTTGAAATTGGAGCATATGATGGAATAACTTTATCAAACACATATGCTATGGAAAAATATTTTGGATGGTCAGGAATTTGCGTTGAATGTAATCCATTCATGCAAGATAAACTAAGATCAAATAGAGAATGTCATATTTGTGATAATGGTATATGGATAGACAATGATCGTGTCTTATATTACGAAAGACAACAAGACGACATAGAAATGCTTGGGTTTGTATCCAATAGAATAACGCAGTATCCAATAAAAACAATAACGCTAAATACATTATTGCAAAAATATAATGCCCCAAAGCACATAGATTATATTAGTCTTGATATTGAAGGGGTAGAGCGCCAGATTTTAGAGTCATTTAATTTTGAAGAATATGATGTAAAATGCTGGACTATAGAGCACAATATTAACCCAGATAACCAAAATAGCATTAATAACTTTTTATCTATTGTTAAAAAATTATTAGATAATAATTATTTAGTCAAATGGCATGAATGGGATGTATTTGCTATAAAGGATACTTTTGAAACACAATATTTTAAACATGGACAAAGAGTAAAATGATAAAATGGGTTCCTCTGCATAATCATAGTCAAAATAGCCTTCTTGATGGATTTTCAAAACCAAAAGACATGGTTAAGAGATGTAAAGAGCTTGGATATGAGGCTTGCGCATTAACTGATCATGGTACTATATCGGGCTGTGTTGCTTTTTATAAAGAATGCAAGGAGGCGGGCATTAAACCCATTCTTGGTTGTGAATTTTATTTTACTGAAAACGCCAAAGAAAAGGGCGTAGAAAATAAGTCCATGTGCCACGTAGTTATTTTATCTAAGAA